CTGATGTGTGTGGAAAAATAAAGGTCTCAATTTCGAGACCTTTTTTTGTTATGTTCCCGGTTCTTTCGTATATTTCTCATTATCAACAAACATTGGAGATAGACATGAGTAGAAGTTATAAGAAGACACCAATCGTCGGAACAACAACTGCGGAAACAGAAAAGTCCGCGAAAAGAATCTGGCACAAACAACTCCGTCACGAAACAAAACAACTGATAAAGTCATCCCACAATGATCCAGAACTTTTGGAAGATGTAACCTTTCCAGATGAAAAGGAAGTCAGTAGTGTTTGGGTAATGCCAAAGGATGGTAAGAAATACATCGGTCAATGGTTAAGAAACAATATGAATTTCTTTCGTAAAATGATGGGTAAGTAAAATGGAATACATACAAGTAGAGTTAAAGAAAACAAAATACATTGCGTATCGGTTTGACGGGAAAGAATCGTCGGCCAAAGAATTTTGTCGAAAGTGGAACTGTGATTATGTCGAGGACTTCTTAGATAAAGACTTGGTGTCAATTGACCTACCAAACAAACTCAGGTGTTACGCCGGAAACTATGTCGTGATTGATGGTGATAATTTCACAGTTTACAGTAAAGATGAATTTACAGATACGTTCAAAGTGATTCCAAACTACCGTCAAGGTAACTATACATTTATGTCTGAGGACTGAGAGAAGGGTTATGTATCAAAACATTTTCGTAAAAACAACTACAAATGAAGCATGGGTATGGGATGATAAGCGTGGTCTTATCCACTTCAATTATCAACCGTATGCATACCGCAAAGATCCCAACGGTAAATACGTTTCTCTCTACGGGGATCGTCTCACCAAAACAACTAACTTCGTAAAGAACGATCCCGATCTTCTTGAATCCGATGTTCCAGAAACAACAAGGGTTCTTATTGATATGTATGGTGATTCAGATATGCCGTCAGAAGGAATCGTCACGATGGCGTTTGACATCGAGGTTGAGATGATTACAGGAACTCCGGATCCAGAATTAGGTAACAACGAAGTTACTTCTATTGCTTATCATGATTCTGCAACAGATGAGTTCACGGTTCTTGTGTTAGACAAAAAGAAAAGGGTAGAAACTAAAACGGTTGGTAATCGTCACATTATTTCATGTGGTAATGAGAAAGACCTTCTTCTTAAATTCATTGATGCAATCAACACAATTCAACCTCACATCATGACAGGTTGGAACGTAGACAAGTTTGACATTCCGTATCTGCACAATCGTATCAAAAGAGTGTTGGGTAAAAAGGTTGCAAATCAATTATCGATTATCGGTGAGATGTTTTACTCTCCGTATCGAGATCGTTGGACGTTGGCTGGAACATCGGTATTGGATTACATGGTGGTGTATAAGAAGTTTTCCTATAAGGAACTTCCTTCGTATGCACTTAATGCCGTATCGATGACTGAGTTGGGACGTGGTAAGGTTGAGTATGAAGGCAATCTTGACCAGTTGATGGAAACAGACATTGACAAGTTTATCGAGTATAACATTGTAGACGTTCAACTTGTGTTAGACTTAGATAAGAAGTTGCAATACATTGATTTGGTTCGAGGTATTTGTCATGTGTGTCACGTTCCATATGAAGACTTCTTTTATTCGTCTAAGTATCTTGAAGGAGCACTTCTAACTCACTTGAAGAGAATCGATGTGGTGGCTCCTAATAAGCCGGCGGATCGTAGAGAAAAGATGCAAGAGTTGAAAGAATCTGGTGAACAAGGTTTCATTGGTGCGTTTGTGAAAGACCCTAAACCTGGTAGATATGATTGGATTTATGACTTGGACTTGACTTCTCTGTATCCTTCTATCATTATGACGTTGAATATTTCTCCTGAGACAAAGGTGGCGAAGATTTTAGATTGGGATGCTGATGAGTTTATTCGTGGTCATAAAGATGAGTATATCATTAATGGGGAGCGTGTAAGTAGAGAAAAGTTAGTGAAGTTCTTTGAGAAGTATCGTTATACTGTGGCGTCTAATGGTGTGATGTATAATCGAGATATTACGGGTCTTATTCCTGCAATTCTAAATGATTGGTTCGATAAGCGTGTAGAGTATAAAGATCAAATGAAGAAGTGGGGTAAAGAAGGTAACGACGAAAAGTATAACTTCTATAAGAAGCGGCAGTTGGTGCAAAAGATTCTTCTGAATTCTCTTTATGGTGTGTTGGGTCTACCTGCGTTTAGATTCTACGACGTGGATAATGCTGAGGCAGTTACGACTACGGGTAGGACGGTGATTCAAAAGACACAAGATGCAATCAACATGAAATACAATAAAGAGTTGGGGACAGGCGACGCCGATTATGTTCAATATGTTGATACTGACTCGGTGTTTGTTTCGTGTCTTCCACTTGTGAAGAATCGTTTTCCTGACATGGATTTGAATAACCTTGAACAGATGAGTGAGAAGATTTACGAGATTGCTGGTGAAGTTCAGGATTATGTTAATGGGTTTTACAATGTTCTGGCTAAGAAGGTGTTTAACACGGATTACCACCGACTTGAAATTAAACAAGAGATGATTGCTAGGACAGGGTTTTGGGTTAGGAAGAAACGGTATGCACTGTGGGTGATTTCAGATAACGGTGTTCCTATGGATGAGTTGAAAGTGACGGGACTTGATGTTGTTCGTTCTTCGTTCCCCAAGTCATTTCAGAAGTTCATGAAGGAAGTTCTCGTTGATATTTTGAAATCGAAATCTAAGGATGAGATCGATAAGAACATTCTTTCCTTTAAGGAGAACCTATCTTCTATTTCATTCACGGAGGTTGCAAAGAACTCTTCGGTAAAAGACATCAAGAAGTATGAGGAAAAGATTGAAGCAGATACTCTTGGTAAGTTTGGTTCTGGAACTCCTGCTCACGTTAAGGCAGCAATCAACCACAACAAACTATTGAAGATGTTTAAGTGTCCACCAAAGTTTCCAGCAATTAAGAATGGTGACAAGATCAAGATTGTGTATCTTAAAAACAATCCGTATGGATTGGAAGAGATGGCTTTCCGTGGAGATTCCGATCCAGAGGAAATCTTGAACTTCGTAAAGCAATACTTTGATGCGAATGAACTTTTCAATTCAGAGTTGGATGGTAAACTACGAGCATTCTATGAAGCAATGAATTGGGAGTGGCCATCGGAACATAAAAAGAATGCACAGAAGTTCTTTTCATTTTGATATGACAAATCTATTTCGTATATTAGTGTTTCGTTCAACAAACAAGTTATGGATATGGAAGCAAATATTATTCTAGAAGGTGATTGTATTGAATCGATGAAGACCTTGCCGGATTCGATTATCAATACCACCGTTACTTCACCACCTTATTATGGTCTACGAGATTATGGTGAGGATGGACAAATTGGGCAAGAAGAAACACCACAACAATACATTGATAAAATGGTTGAGGTGTTTTCACAAGTAAAACGTATCACACGAGATGACGGTTCTCTTTGGTTGAACCTCGGTGATTCTTATGCAGGTTCTGGTGGTAATGGTTACAAACAAGGAATCCAAACTACCAACCCCGTAACAAATGGTGATGTAGACGTTGATCTTCGTTCAAAGATGAAACGTAAAGACGTTGGTTTCAAGAAGAAAGATTTAATGGGAATTCCTTGGCGAGTTGCAATGGCTCTTCAAGAAGACGGTTGGTATCTTCGTCAAGATATTATCTGGCATAAACCAAACCCAATGCCAGAATCTGTTACTGATAGATGCACAAAGTCCCACGAGTATATTTTCCTCTTAACAAAGAACCCCGACTATTTCTTTGACTACGAATCTATCCGTGAACGTTCTGTTTCAAAGATGGATAGACAACACCTTTCTCCGATTGGTGGAAAGAAAGACCCACGTAAGCCAGGTTCTTACAGTGGTAATGCACCAGAGAATGATGGGTTTAGAAATAAGAGATCAGTATGGTCTGTTCCAATTACATCGAAGAATTATGATGGTGCACACTTCGCAGTTTATCCAGAAGAACTTATCAAACCTTGTATCCTTTCAGGTGCACCGGTAGATGGAATCGTATTTGATCCGTTCTTTGGTGCAGGAACTACTGGTGTAGTTGCTGTAAAACACGGTCGTAAGTATATCGGTTGTGAATTAAATCCAGAGTATATTGAGATTGCGAAGAAGAGATTACAACCAGTTCACCTTCAAGAAGAGAACAAGAAAAAAGCCGAAGGTATCATTAACAGTTATTTTGAATTCTAATGATAGATGCTAACACTATATTAGAGGGTGATTGTATTCAATCTTTGAAATCATTACCCGACGGTATTGCGAATACGTGCATTACTTCACCACCCTACTATGGTCTCCGCGATTACGGTAAGGATGGACAAATTGGTTTGGAAGAAACACCAGAAGAATATGTCCAAAAATTAGTAGAAGTATTCAGAGAAGTGAAACGTGTTCTTCGTGATGATGGAACTCTTTGGTTGAACTTGGGTGATACTTATGCAAACACACCCGTTGGTAAATTCAATGGTGGTGGGTTCAATGATGTTTCTGCTAAAAATGGTGGTCGTGATTTATCTGGGGTGGCCACCAGTGGAAATCTGAATAAATTGAAAGCATCTGGTCTCAAACAAAAAGACCTCATCGGTATTCCGTGGATGGTTGCGTTTGCTCTTCGTAGTGATGGGTGGTATCTTCGTCAGGACATTATTTGGCATAAAACATCAACTATGCCTGAGTCAGTCACGGATAGATGCACAAAAGCACACGAGTATATCTTCCTTCTTTCCAAGTCAAAGACATATTACTATGATGCGGAAAGTATAAAGGAACCAGTCAAACAAGATTGGGGAACACGAGATAGAACAAAAGGAAAGTATCACAATCCTGGAACTGGCTTGAATCCTCACACGGGATTACAAAAGTCATATGAGAAGGCAAACAAACGTTCTGTCTGGACAATATCCCCAAAACCATTTCACGGGGCACACTTTGCAACTTTCCCACCCGATCTGATTGAACCTTGTGTTATTGCAGGTTCACCCGAAGGTGGAATTGTATTAGACCCATTCTTCGGGTCAGGAACAACTGGTTTGGTCTCAATGAAAAACAACAGAAAATATCTTGGATGTGAACTAAATTCTGAGTATATTGATATTGCTAAGGAAAGATTAAAGCCAGTAGAAACAGAAATCAAAAACAAAGAAATCGCGGAATCTTTAATTCAGAACTATTTTCAATTCTAACAAACAATTTTAGACAGGAGTAAAAATGGAAAAGTCAAGACTGATGAACTTTATCAGTAAGTATCATCTAAATGGATTGATTCAATCTGTATCGTGGAACTCTAACGGTTCCTTATCTACACGATTCATCTCGGATGATAAGTCCGTTGTTGGAGAAGTTACACTTAATATGTTCAATGGACAGAAAACAATCTTGGGTGTTTATAACACAGACTTGTTGGTAAAGCTACTGAGTGTATTGGGACACGAGATTAACTTTAACGTAAACCTATCTGGTGATAAAGCATATTCTCTTACCTTAGATGATAACTCGTCCACCGTCAATTATATGCTCGCAGATATGGCAGTTATTCCACCTGCACCAGACCTCAAACAACTTCCCAACTTTGAACTTACAATCAAGATCACAAAAGAGTTTATCGATAAGTTCATCAAGGCAAAGTCAGCTCTTCCAGAGATTGAACACTTTACAATCGCAAAGAACCCAAAGACCGATAAGTATCAAATTGTTCTTGGATATTCTAACTTGAACTCCAACAGAATTTCAATCGATATTGAATATGAAATGACTGCGGAGATTGACCCAATCTCATTCTCTGCAAAGTATTTCCGTGAAATCCTTGCATCAAACAAAGACCTGAATGGTGCAACTCTCATGGTTTCATCGGAAGGTCTTGCAAAGGCAGAGTTTGAAATTGATGGATTTGAATCTAAGTATTACTTGGTTAAGCTAGAAAACAATTGATATGAATAGTCTGTAAAAATAAAGGGAACTTCGGTTCCCTTTTTCATTTGGAAATGTCCCGAAAATTCCGTATATTGTATTCATCTGATAACAATAAGGTTTCAAAATGTTCAATCCCCAACACACTCTCTATGTGGAAAAGTATCGTCCACAATCACTTGACACGTATATTGGAAATGAAACAATCAAGGAAACGTTCAAGAGATACCTACAATCGGGTGATGTTCCGCACCTTCTTCTTTATGGTGACGCCGGTAGTGGTAAGACAACACTTGCAAAGATTGTAGCCAACACAATTTCAAAAGACAATTACATTTACATAAATGCTTCCGATGAGAACTCCATTGATACCGTCCGAGACAAAATCAAGCAGTTCGCATCGTCAATCGGTTTCGGTGGTTTGAAGATCATCATTCTCGATGAGTCCGATTACCTTACACCAAATGCTCAAGCTGCTCTCCGTAATATCATGGAGACATTCAGTAAGACAACACGTTTTATTTTGACGTGTAACTATGTTGATAAGATTATTGACCCCATCCAATCTCGTTGTCAAATCTTCAACATTGTTCCACCATCAAAGAAAGATGTTGCGATTCACACGATGGGAATTCTTGAATCGGAAGGCGTGGAGTTCTCTAAGGAAGATTTAGCACAGATCATCAATATGACGTATCCTGATATTCGACGTGTTCTGAATACAGTTCAACGTTGTATCCTCGATGGTAAGATGCAACTCGATAAGTCAACTCTTGTTCAAAACAATTTCTACTCAACGATTGTTGATGAATTGAAATCGAACAAGTCAAAGAAAGAAAAGTTTCTATCTATTCGTCAAATACTTGCAGACAATTCGGTTCGTGATTACACACCACTGTTCAGGTATCTTTACGATAATGTTGATTCATATGCCAACGGAGTTGTATCCTCTATCATCTTGATTCTTGCTGAATCACAATACAAGGATGCTTTGGTTGTTGACCACGAAATAAATGCAATGGCAATGTTTACACAGATCATTATGGAAATTGATCAACCAAAATAATATCACCAATAGGAGAAAACAATGAGCAAGATTTTAGGAATCGATGGTGGAAATGTCCCACCACAACAACCACAACAACAACGAGTCAATCTAAACCTGGCCGATGCACAGGACATAGTTTGTTCAAAATGTGGTGGACACTTTTTCCATCAGGTAACTTTCTTCAAGAAAATTTCTGCATTAGTGTCACCAACGGGACAAGAGGGAATTGTTCCACTTGAAACATACGCTTGTCTTGAATGTGGAAACATTAACTCTGAATTCCTCCCACAAGGGTTTGGTCAGAATGGCTAGGAATTTATTTGATCTTATCAAGGCGGTTTCCAAAGAGAAAGTAAAGTGGGAATCACTTGAACCAGAAGATCAGAAAGCGTGGAATAACTTTCTTATTTCACGGTGGTTTTCTATGGAGATGGATTTGGTGGAAGCCATCAATGACTTTCAAAAGTATTCAAATGGTATCCTTACATCAAAGGATTACTACAAACTTCTTTATGACGTATTACCAAAGGTTTCGTTTTTCTTGAAATACGTCAAGAAGAAAAAGAAGATTGAGTTGGATTCAAAATTCATTGATGTCTTCTGCCAACATTTCCAGCTTGGTAAACTCCAAACTTTTGAGTATATTACAATCCTTCAACAACAGAACCCAGATGAACTTGTAGAGATATTGAAATCATATGGGTCAACCAAAGAAGAACTAAAACAATTTGAGAAACAGATAAAGACAATAAAATGAGGAACACAATGTCAATAAAAGAAATTGATCTAGGAAGAAAAGAAGATCCAATCGTTCTCGAAATGGAAGCTAAATATCCAACGATGACCGATGACTTCAAACGAATTCAACGTGAACAGTATGAACTATTTTGCCG